CGTAGTGGCCTAGCGATGACTTCTCACCAGCCAGGGCCTCGGGGTCAGGAAGATCAGACCAGGCGAAGATTACCTTGTCCAGGGCCTTGTGCGACTTTCTAACCCGCACGTCCTCTGAGGTAAGCCACTCGGCAAACTTGATGTCGAGGTCCTCGCACCTGGCTTGAGTTAATGCAAGACTCGCCTTAGCGGTCTCGGTTCTTGAGATCAAGTGCACTCGGCTCCGCAGCAACTCAGGAAACCGCGTCCTGAGCATCTTCGTCACCGTCGCCGGCCTGGTGCCTGCCTGCTGCGCCGCTCGCACTTCGTGAACGAGCGTCTGTGCGGCGTCGAGCGGGACGGAGCTGATGTACTTGGCGTTGTCCTGAATAAGACGCTGCACCTTGACGCCTAGGCCGCCCTGCATTTCCCTTTGCAGCAAGCGGTAAAGTTCGCGAGACTTTTGGCTCTTGGCCGCGGCGGCGCGCCAGCTCTTCACGTTCTTGGTGTTAGTCCAGAACACCATGCGCCGCGCCAGCAGATCGCTCGCTTCTTGCACGTCTGCATGACGAGTCCGATCAGCCAGTTCCTGCAGCCAAGACTCAAGGTCCTGGCCGGTGCCGATGGGTTTCAGCACCCGGCGAACAATGGACTGAATACCCTGGGCGTACGCCTTCTCCAGACGCTGCGTGGTCTTGAAGACCGTGGACTTGATGGGAGGCATGAGCTACCACTCAAAACCTGGAATAGCCCGTTTAACTGCGGCGTGCGCCTGATCCCACTCTTTTTCAAGTTGAGCAACTTTAGCTGAAGCGATATCCCACTTCTTTTCGAGATCGTATCTATAACGTTGATCGCTTGAAGCGTTTTTATATCGTTCACGTGCTTTGTCTTCAGCAGCATACGCCGGTTGCATTCGTTCCTGAAGACTTTCAAGCCATGCGCGCGCTTTAGCCTGAGACGCTAAAGCGTCACGTGGTGGCGTAGTATTCAGATCTTTCGCCCTTACCGGCAAGACGCCGAGGTCGAAGCAATCAGCAGGGACGCGATCTTTTACCTTAGCGCCGCGTGTCGACTTCTCCTCTAATGCCGTCTCCGGTAGCGTCAACATACGGCCGCCAACATTCACGTGATATTCGTTATCACCTCGTGGCTCTGCCAGTACCGCGACGATCACGCCCTCCTTACCGGTGCGATTAATGTACACTTTGTCGCCAGGTTTGAAGAACGCGGAAGAAGAGTCTTTCGCCCTCGCCGGTCGAGCGTCCAAGACCGCGTCCAGCGCGCGATGCAGCCGGGCCGGGGCCTTGCGCACGGAATCTTTCGCGGGCGTGACTTTCACATTCTTGTGGCCCAGCCGTTCAAGCTCTCTGGCTTCCTTCTCAGCTTCTTGCTTGGAATTAAAATACGAACGAACCATCTGGCCATTAGACTTTTGGCCTTGCACGCTGAATTGTTCCACCGCGTCCTCCGTCCGATATCCCTCGCCCCACCCGCTCGGCGTACCAGGCTCGCGGTCTTTTATTCTGCTTCGCGCGTCCATCACCCGGTCCAGCGCGCGATGAAGCCGGGCCGGGGCTTTGCGAGTGGAATCAGTGGCTTTCTTCTCACGCACTAAGTAACCCATTTTGTAGTAATTCCTTTCACCAGGCGTTAATTGCTTTGTCAAGCGTTTAGCATGCTCACGCGCCTGCTCGATGGTGTCGTGCTCACCCATCACTGCCGGGTCATGTGATCCGATTGATCCGCCGCGGCTTATTACCTCGAACTTCGCCATCTCTCAGTTCACCAAAATCCCTTCCTTGCCCTGGACACCCAAGGCAATGCAGTGCTCCTCTGACATCCAGACGTATTTGAATGCGCAATCTCCGGGACGCGACTTGAGTTTGAATATCTTCCCATAGAGCAGCTTGAACTTGATGACGCCCTCAACCGGGGCGCCGGCGGCTTTGAACCGTTCCAGCAGTAGCTGGGAAAATTGATACGGGCCGGTACGGTCGTTATAGAGCGCGGCGATCTCGAACCCGGCCACGCGGATGGCGATGACCTTGTCCTCGGTCGGCTCAGGTGCCTGAATCTTAGGCAGCAGGAGGTTAGGGTCCTTGACCAGGACGCGGTCTTGGTACTTCTCAGGGATGTCGTTCACGGTCGAACCCCCGGCCAGGAATCTTCAGGTTGATCATTCGTCGGGCCGTATCACGCTCAACCGACCCGTCCATTGCCGGCACCATCTTATTACGTTCCCAGTGCCCAGCTTTCAGGTAGCCAGCCGCCAAGCCGTCGTAAAGCTGTTGGTGCTTGTCATGGCTTCGATGATCAAAGCATCGATGCCACGCGCAACGTAGCATTTTAACAATTTGCCGAAACTTCCTTTGCGGCCACTCACGCTGTACCTTGCGAAGCAAGTCACTGTTCAATACTTGCCGTGGTGGATTGGTAGTCCAATCAAATAGTAGGTGACTCATATGCGCCTCCTTGCAGGCGGTTAAACTGCAATCACATCCCCACCGGGCGCTTGTCCAAGCCGGCAGCCTTCAGCACCTCGGCGAGATCGTCGACGTGCAAGCAATCGCACATACAGGCATACTCATTAGTACTTTGCACCACCGCGATATTGCCATTGCAGTAATCGTTCCCAGCCACGGCACTGTGCAGTATGCCAAATGCCTCAATCGCGCCGACGCCATTGAGCCTGACGATCTTGTCGCCGTTCTTCGCTTCACGCCCATTTCTGTAATGCATCACACTCTCCTTCTGAGGAACTCAAACTCACGGTCGCCACCGGATATCGGATGGTCTTGGCTCTTTAAGTACAAAACACCGCATGCGTGGCAGAGCGACACCCTGCACCGGGCCGTACCAGGTCCGCGCTCAACGACGTGCATCGTCAATGTATTTGCGGCTTGCGCCTCACCGCACTCATGGCAGGTAAATGCCCGGTCGGCCGGTACGAAGTGGGCCACGCGGTCACCACTCCCTCGGCGCCGGTCTGTACTTGGTCAAGTCATAGTTCGCTTCCTGGTTGCGTTCGCCCTGGGAAGGACCGCGCTGGAAGGCAATCAAGATACCGAGCAGCGCGGCCAGAGCGGCTAGTGGGTGGTCGAGGATGCCCGAATCTTCACCTTTGGCCGCTCCATTGCACCATCCACCTGTTTTCATATTGGCGTGCGGCTGAATCACGCCGCTCTTTGCCACCACCTCACGCTTACATATTGGGCAAATGGTAACACTGATGCCACTACGTAACTTCGTGTCTTTGGCCAATGCTTTATGTAGCACATGGTCCTTCCTGCGCCCGCACACTTTGCAGAAATTCTGGTTCTCACGCGCTTCTTTTTTCCGTGTCCTAGGGTTCCAAACCGTGGTCATCTGCCCTGGTTGAAACTCATGTTGTATGTGATGCTCAGCATCACTAACGGGCATGGGGCGCAAGGCCACTCCGTCTTTCGTCTTCATGACCTCGCACCCCCTTTCCGATTCACAGCCGCGCGCCGGGCGCCTGCTGCAACGATGACACATCCATCAGGCCCGTGGAGGAGTTGGACTTGCCCCCTCCAACCTTTGCCCGGCGCACGTCTTGGTTAGGCAACCTGCGCGAACGTCCCGCCCGTGACATCGTCAACGATACCTTCCTCGGTGACCGTGCCCGTGACCGTCGCGGCCGTGCCGTCGAGGTTAGTATACTGCCAGGTGACGGTCAGCGCCTCACCGCCCGGAGCGATCACCGCGTTAGGCGTAAGGTTAAGCGTGAAGGTCGCGCCCGTCGGGTCGTCGGCGAGGTCGATCGAGGCCGGCGCGTTCACCGGGTCGCTGGTGAAGACCGAGGCCTGAGCGCCGACGAGCGGAAAGGGCGGGCCAGAGAACGTGGGCGTGACCTGGAACTTGGGGCTGTTTCCTGGTTGGATCGGGATCATGATTCCTCCTAGTGGAACCTGGGTAAAGGAGCCGCCGATCACCCGGCCGGCCGGTCTAATGACGTGCAGGATCGCGCGCAGCAGGGTGACCTGCTCCTTACCTAGCCGCTCTATCCTACGCAGTGTGCTAACCATCTCTTGCGCGATGATGTCGTGAATGCCGCGCCTCCTCGCGCGCCGCGGGGCGCCAAGATCAAACCGCGCCGCTGACGCGCCACTGAAGAATCTTGCCGTGCACGCCGTACCGAAGCGCGTCCACCTCGTCGTCGTTCACCTTTAACGGCTCTTCTTCACCGCGCTTGGCGGCTTTGTCATTCCAAGTATATTGCGGCACCCGCTTACATAGCCGTGGGCATCCGGTCTTACTGACCAGCAGCTTGCGCCTGGCAAGAAGGGTAGAGACGGTGTGAATGCCCTCAGTGACGCTATTATCGGCCGTGACAACCCAGAAACCGCGCAATATGAGCTCAGCCCTCAGCGACGCGGCTTCGGGAGGAAGTCTGACTTCATAGCCCTTAGCACCGAACTCCTCTAGGTCGTCCGCATATTGGCCGTCAGTCTTTTGCCGGCGTTGCTCTCTGGAATCCCATACTTGCTCGCGCATAACGCGTACCACGTCACCGTCATCCATGAACTCAAGATGAGCCTGTGGGTGGTCCACACCTGGATCAACCGAGTACCACTTCTCGACCATGCCACGAGCGCCTTGTCCGAATCCCGACGGTGCACGGTCAAAGGCGTTCTCCACGTCGCTCCAGCTGTCACGGTATATACTGCCTTCAGCGGCTACCCATAACCCGTCGATGTAACGAAGCTTGAACACGCCGGATTGGCTAGCGATGATATCGGCTTTGGCTTCAAGCGAGATATTCGGATTGTCATCGAGCGTAAAATGAATGACTTCAAGTCGATCCGCGGAGAACTTATCAATAACGCTGGTCTTTAAGTAGCTGTATGGATTGCCAGGATTCGTGGAGCCTACGAACCGCGCTCCGTCGGGAGACATCCTCATCCACACCTGGGCCAAGAAGCTCTCTGGGTATTCAACGATCTCATCACCCAGGAAGAGACCGATTGTGGACCCGAGAATCTTCTTGTATGAAGCTTCGTCTCTGGCGCCGACAACAAAGTACTGACGGCCGAATAACCAAAGTTCGCCGGAAGCCATGTTGTAAGCGAAGTTACCGCGGCCGGCGACGGCCTCCAGATCGATCAACACGTTTCGCCGCACCGAGTCCTTACTCACTCCGGCGATGATCCGTTTACCCGGTACGTCGTACTGAGAGTATTGAACCAAGGTCTTGGCGGTGATGGTAAAGGTCTTGCTCGATCTAACCGAACCTTCGAGTATCGTGTACTTACGATCGCGAGCCGGCGGCCGCATGATGAAGGCGTGGGCTTTCTTGCCGAAGGGCCGCATGATGGGCGCGGTGTCATTAATCATTCCGCCGGCCCAGACTTCAGACTGTCGAACAAAGCCTTGAGCTGGTCATTCGGCTGGTTAGCCGTCGGATCAGCTTGGCGACCATGTTTCTTCGGCAGCATCCAACCAAGCGCCCATTGGTACGCGCTCAGGCCTAACTTGGCGCGCTCCACGGAATCCGCTTCCCTGGTCTCCTTGACGGTGACTATATCGCCGTTCTTGTTAAGAACCTGGCGCGTAGTTTTAGTGACGCCGATCGAAGGGTTAAGCGCCAGGTCTCGCGCTCTGTCCTCGTACAATGGGATTACTAATTGCCGCGCACGTGAGAAGGTCCTGGAGAATTGGTGTGTTTCATCTGCCAACCATTCAAGTAATTCACAGAGATCGGGTAACCCTTCTAAGTCACTAACAGTGTCGAGTGATGCGCCAGTGCTGAATAACCGAAATAATTGACGATCCAATTTATTCGTATACGGTGTCACAGTATGAGGTACTCGCGCTCCACCCCACCCATAAGATGGCTTACGCGGCCAATCAGTTATGTCAACCTTTTGCTCGCAAATCTTTCGCTGACGACGCACACTTTCACAGACGGTATTAGCTACCTCAGCATACAACGCCTTGTTAGCGACCGACTTTACTTTGCGAGTAAGTTCTCCGTTGTGGCGCACCGGCCCGGCGGACGCAGGCGCGCCCTTCCTCTTGGAGGTGGCCATCTAAACTCCTTGATGAAACGCAAGAGGGCGCCAACCTGTACATGATTGACGCCCTCTTCTGTTACCGCGACCTACATGACGTCATAGGGTGGAGACGTACGCGCACCCTCAAAGGGTGGGATCGTCAGCCAATCGTCGTTGTCGCGGATTGCGGCGGCTTATCGTTAGCCGAAGTCAAGTCATCGCCAAGTCGTACGGTGTCGGCTCTTTGACTACTGGATTCTAACCAGTATTTCCGATGTCGAT